ATGGGTGAAAAGAAGTATATGCAAGAATTTGAGTGTGATTGGATTGCAAACATAGAAGGCGCAATCTATGGAGATGTCTTAGCAAAAATGGAAGATAAGAAACAGATAATCAGAGTACCTTATGATCCTTCTTTGCCTGTCTCCACTGCATGGGATCTTGGAGTTTCAGACCACACCGCAATAATATTTTTTCAACAATTGGGTTCATCAATAAACATTATTGATTATTATGAGGAACGAGGTCAAGGTTTACCGCACTATATAGAAGTTATAAATGGTAAAGAATATATCTACAAAGATCATTTTGCTCCGCATGACATCGAAGTTACGGATTTCAGTAATGGCAAAACAAGACGTGAGGTAGCCTATCAATTAGGTGTGCGCTTTAAAGTCGTGCCGAAGATTCCATTAGAAGATGGTATTCATGCCACCACAATGACTTTGCCAAGATGCTATATTGATGTAGACCATTGCAAAAAACTCATAGATGCGTTAAGACATTACCATAGGAAGTATGTTGACAAAAACAGAATGTTTCGATCAAAGCCTAATCACGATTGGTCGAGTCATGCTTGTGATAGTATGAGGTATCTGTCTGTTGGCTTACAAGAATTAAATACTAGACAATCTGCGCCACAAAGTGTAGCAGATAATAGTTATAGGATTATATAATTATGGGATCAATATTTAAACCAAAAATGCCAGCTCTACCACCTGTGCAGCCACCGCCAGAACCACCAGAGCCAGAATTGAGTGACGAAGAAAAAGCAAAAATTAAAAAAGAACAAGACGCTATCGAAAGAAGAAGAAGAGGTCGTAAGTCTACAATACTTACTGGACCACTTGGTATTCAAGAAACAAAAGAAGAAGCACTAGATACATTGTTAGGAAAGTAATGATTTTAAAAAGTATTAAAAAATTATTTAAAAAAAAACCTAAAGTAAAAGAGGTTGTTAAAAAAGAAATTAAAATAGAAGAAACTTTAGTTTTAACAGAAGAAATTAAAAAACCAAAAATAAAAGAAACTAAAGAAACTAAATCTTCTTTAACATTTGGAGAATAATTATGGGAAGTAATTCAGCTTCAGCTGGCGGATCAGATGATGGTTTTTCTAATACAAAAAAATCAAAAGTATCTACATTAACTAAAGTAAAAATTGGATTAAAAAAAGCAAAACCAGTAATAGCAACAGTTATAGGTGGTCTTACAAAAGGTGAAGAAGTTAATAGAAAATTTTTTGAAGAAAAAGTTAAACCTGCAGGAAAAAGTAAATACGATACTTATGAAGATTATATTAGAGCAAGAGGAAGAGGTGAAGTAGATGCTTATGGTAGAACAGTTACTCAAAAAGATAATGGTGGTGGCAATCAAGTTGTACAAGCACCTACAGATACTACAATGACAGCACCAACTACAGCAGAGGTTTCTCAAAGTTCTGCAACAGATGCAACAGACGCAGCAACAGTAGATACAGATGATCCAACTTACATTAAAAGAAAAAATAAAAGAAAAGGTAGATCATTAACAATACTAACATCCTCAAGCGGAGCAAGTGACGGCTTGACTTTAGGTAAACGAAGTTTATTAGGTTCATAATGGCAAAAACAGATTTAACAAAAAGTTTATTAAAAAGATTTGACAGATTAACATCCCAAAGACAAAACTGGGAAACCCATTGGCAAGAAGTTGCAGATTATATGCAACCAAGAAAAGCAGATGTAACTAAACTTAGATCCAAAGGTGACAAACGAACTGAACTTATTTTTGATTCATCTCCATTACAAGCAGTAGAATTGTTAGCAGCATCTTTACATGGAATGTTAACTAACCCTTCTACACCTTGGTTCTCATTAAGATTTAAAGAAGATATGGAAGATGAAGATGAAGCAAAAGAATGGTTAGAGTCTGCAACAGAAACAATGTATGCAGCATTCAATAGATCTAACTTTCAACAAGAAATATTTGAATTGTATCATGATCTAATTACATTTGGTACAGCTGCAATGTTTATTGAAGAAGATGAAGAAGATCTTTTAAAATTTTCAACAAGACATATTAATGAAGTTTACATTGCAGAAAATGACAAAGGTAGAATTGACACAGTATTTAGAAAATTTAAATTAAGTGCTAGAGCTGCAATACAAAAGTTCGGAGCAAACGCAGACTTTGAAGTTATTGCTAATAAAGATCCATACGAAGAAATAGATATTATACACGCAATCTATCCAAGATCAGATTTTAATCCTAAGAAACAAGATAAATCTAATATGCCTTTTGAATCTGTTTACATGACAGGTAAAGGTGAAGAGTTATCTGTATCTGGATTTAGAGAGTTTCCATTTGTAGTACCAAGATATTTAAAAGCATCACATGAAATTTATGGAAGATCTCCTGCTATGACAGCATTACCAGATGTTAAAATGTTAAATGAAATGTCTAAGACTACAATC